TCAGGCGGTATACGAAATTTATCATTACTGAAAGGAACTATGAAATGGCTACTGTAACTGTAAGCGCAAAGCGGGTAACCGCAGCGAAGCCTAAGAAGGGCGGCGCCGCCTTCCGTGCGCCGGTGGGCACCACCCTGCCCAAGGATACCACCACAGCACTTGAGACAGCCTTTAAGGCTCTGGGCTATATCTCTGAGGACGGTGTTACCAACAATAACAGCCCTTCTTTTGAGAGCGCAAAGGCCTGGGGCGGCGATGAAGTGCTGCACTATCAGACTGAGAAGCCTGATACTTTTAAGTTTGTCATGATCGAGGCCTTGAACACCGAAGTGCTGAAAACCGTATACGGTGACGGTAAGGTGGAAGGTGACCTGGTGACCGGCATCTCCGTGAAGGTATCTGCAGAGGAACTGGAACCCAGTGCCTGGGTCATCGATATGACCATGAAGGGCGGCGCAGCGAAGCGTATCGTAATTCCTTGCGGTGCCATCACTGCCATCGATGAGATCGTATACAAGGGCAACCAGGCGGTTGGCTACGGCATCACGATTTCCGCAGAGCCTGATGATGATGGCAACTACCATTATGAGTATATCAAGGCTGCGGCAACCGCCAATGCAGGTTAAGGAGGAATGACCTATGATCAGAGGTAAGACAAGATCCGGCTTTGCATTTGAACTGGAAGATCATGTGCTGGACAGCATGGAACTGCTGGACACCATCATGGAAGCGGATGAGAATCCCGCTGCAATCTCCAAGGTCGTAAAGATGATCCTGCCCGCTGAGCAGCGGAAGAAGCTCTATGACCACCTGCGTACCGAAAAGGGCAACGTGCCTATTATGGCAGTTGCGCAGGAAGTGGCGGAGATCTTCAGCAGCAATCAGCAGGGAAAAAACTGATTGCCCTCGCCGGCATGCTCTCCGCGGATCGGGATGCGCTGATCTGCGATCTGGCGGAAGTATATGGAATATTTGACCATAAAGCGTTGCCGGTATCTTTACTGGCAACGCTTTCTGTCGGTTTGAGGGAAGATTCACGCATAAAGCAAAAGCTTTCCGGGATGCATCTGTCCAGAATGGAGCAGCTGATGGCTGCTACTGTGGACAGGCTTTCCATGCTGGTCTGGATGAACAGTGAAGACGGAAGAAAGGGAGAAAACCGTCCCACTTCTGTCTTGGGAGTCCTTATGGGAGAAGAGCCGGAAGAAAAGCCGGTGGAAGGCTTTGAAACAGCGGAAGAATTTGAGGCCGAATGGGCAAAGAGAACGGGGGTGAGCCATGGCAGGTAGTATTGCGAAAGCCTATGTGCAGGTGATCCCTTCAGCGAAAGGTATCAAAGGAAAACTTTCCGGTATGCTGGGCGGTGAGGCCGGAGCAGCAGGCAACAATGCGGGTAGCTCATTTGCATCCAATCTGCTCAGTAAGGCCAAGGGCCTGATCATAGCCGGTGGCATTGGAAAAATGCTGGGCGAATCGCTGCAGGCAGGCGGCGCACTCCAGCAAAGCCTGGGCGGTGTAGAAACGCTGTTTAAAGACAGCGCAGCCACCGTCATTGCCAATGCCGAAAAGGCATACAAGACCGCCGGCATGTCCGCCAACCAGTATATGGAGTCGGTAACCGGCTTCTCTGCGAGCCTTTTACAGGGCCTTGCAGGCGATACGGAAAAGGCTGCATCTGTGGCGGATATGGCCATGACCGACATGTCGGACAACGCCAACAAGATGGGCACCAGCATGGAGGCTATCCAGAACGCCTACCAGGGTTTTGCAAAGCAGAACTATACCATGCTGGATAACCTGAAGCTGGGCTATGGCGGCACCAAGACGGAAATGGAGCGCCTGCTGAAAGACGCCCAGAAGATCACCGGTGTTAAATACGACATCAGCAATCTGTCGGATGTCTATTCCGCAATCCATGTGATTCAGGGTGAGCTGGGCATCACAGGCACCACCGCCAAGGAAGCGGCAACCACTCTTTCCGGCTCCATGGCATCCATGAAGGCTGCCTTCAGTGATGTGCTGGCCAACCTCTCCCTGGGCCGTGATATCGGCCCTTCACTCACAGCTTTGGGAGAAACGGTCTTCACATTTCTGACGGGCAACCTGATCCCCATGGTGGGAAACATCCTGGGAACCCTGCCGGAAGTACTTAGCAGCGCCTTTTCCATGGCCATCCAGGGCCTTAACATGGCATCTGCAAATGCGGATGCTTTTCTGCAGGTAGGCATCGACCTGGTGACCGGCATCGGTACTGCAGTAATAACTGCTGCACCTTATCTGGCGGAAGCCGCCTTCAATTTGGTGGCATCCCTGGGAAATGCCATCAAGACTACCGACTGGGCGCAGCTGGCCACCAGTACCATCACGAGCCTGCGGGGCAGCCTGGATATCGCCGCAGGTGAGATTCTGGGTACTGACGGAGATATCGTAGGCTCCATGCTTACTGCCATTGCCTCCGGTCTGCCGGACATCCTGGCCACCGGCGGCGAAATGCTCAATACTCTGGTCAGCGGTATCGCATCTGCCTTGCCGGGTCTGACTGCCCAGGCGCTGCAGCTGCTGGTTTCTTTTGTGAATCAACTGCTGTCTGGTCTGCCGCAGGTGCTTGGCACAGGCAAGAGCATCCTTTTGAACCTGGTAGACGGAATAAAAACCGCATACCCCAGCATGCTTGCATCGGCGGGCGAAGCGATCGGAACTTTGCTGAAAGGCATCGTGCAGAGTCTGCCCAGCATCCTTGCTGCCGGATTTGACCTGGTTGTAACTTTGATTTCCGGTATCGGCAATGCCGCACCGGATCTGTACGCAGGAGCGGGGAAGCTGCTCCAGAATGTGGGAAAAGCCATCAAGGCCATCAACTGGAAGCAGTTGGGTAAGGACATCGTGAACGGCCTGATCAATGGTATCGGAGCCATGGGCAATGCCCTGTGGAATGCGGCAAAGAGTATTGCAAAATCTGCCCTTAACGCTATCAAGAGCGCACTGGGCATCGCTTCTCCCTCCAAGGTCATGCGTGACCAGGTCGGTAAGTGGATCCCTTCCGGTGTTGCGGTGGGTATTCAGGCCAACACCAAACCTCTGACTGATGCAGTCCATGATCTGTCCGGTCTGACCACAGAAACCCTGCAGACGGATCTGCAGCTGAACCAGACAGCACTCTCTATGCCGATGCAGTACACAAAGGCGGGGGCAGCTGAGCCGATGGCGGCAGATGCGGACAAACTGACGCAGATTCTGGAAGCAGTTATGGATGCAGAAGAGAGCAGCAGAGCAATGACCTTTGAAACGGTCAAAGTACTGCAGGAGATCCTTACGGCAATCGGAAATATTAAAATTGACGGGCAAAGCCTGTTCAAAATCGTATACCAAGCCAATAAGCGAAACATGCTTACATCGGGTGGCATGGGGTTTGCATATGACTGAGAGGTAAGGAATGAAAAGGAAATTCACAAATGACTTTCTGATCGATGATGCCCCTATGCTGGATCCGGATGAAGGTGTAGGCATAGACTTCTCAGACCTGCAAAGCGAGGCTTCAGGAAGAGATGAGAGCGGATGTATGCACAATATCATAATTCGCTCCGGAATCAAAACATGGTCGTTCGCTTATTCCTGGTTGACGGCAAAAGAGTATGCTTACATCCAGGGCCTTTTGAGCGGAAAGGCCAGATTCGCCTTTACCTTCAAGGATGAAGCAGGAGAATCCAAGAAAGTAAAGGCATACTGCAGAAAAAGAAGCGTTTCCTATTGGAGCGCCCGGCGAGGGTTATACAGAGACCTGAAGTTCGATATAATCGAATGCTAATCGAAGCAGCACCGTGGGAATACCTGCGGTGCTGCTTTTTTAGGAGAATGAATATGTTTGAAAGAATCAAAAAGTGGTATGTCATGGGACTCTGGACGCAGGCCCAGGTGCAGCAGGCCGTGGACAGGGGTGTTATTACCGTGGAGCAGTACCAGTCCATTGTTTCTCTGTAAGGAGGGATTCTATTGTTTAAGATTTTGCAAGACAACACAATTTGTCTTACCCGCGGGGATATCGCAAGCATTGAAGTTTCTGCCAGACTTCAGGATGGATCTGAGTATACATTTGCCAAAGGCGATGTTGTGAGACTCTTGGTGTTTGGCGAGCATAAGTATTCGGACGTGGTTATTCGTAAAGAGGTTACGGTGTCCGATGAGACCAAGGTTGTGACAATTAACCTTACCAAAGATGATACGAAGCTTGGCAATCCGATCAGCCACTCGGTAGATTACTGCTACGAAGTCGAACTGAACCCGGATACTGCACCCCAGACGATCATTGGTCATGATGTATCCGGGAAGAAGATCTTTCGCTTATATCCTGAGGGCGGTGCTGAATGAGTGAGACGATGATCGACGGTACGCTTCAAACACCAGAGCCTATCAGCGGCGACATCATAATAAAGCATAAATTGACTGGCACAGTATTTGCTACCGTCGTTGCCTCTGGGTATGCAACCGAAGAAACAGAACTCATGGGCGGCATTTCTTCTGAGGGGCATCTGTATGGTTGTATGGAACCTACCGGAATGCTTGACGGAGACCTTGCGATGGCTTATTCAACTGATGCCGAAGCCTACGAAGGCGACTATGAAGTGACTCCAACGGTGGAAGGGCTGGAGCTTCCGACCAAGCACAAATACATGGCGGACGATGTCACCATCAGAGCAATACCTTTTTTTGAGGTAAGCAACAATAGCGGTGGAAACACCGTGTATATTGCTGATGAAATTTAAGTTAAGCAGGTGAAATAATGGGAACTTCAAAAGTTATCTACGGCGGTAAAACGCTGATTGATCTTACAGCAGATACCGTTGTGCCAGATAAGCTTCTAAAGGGCTACACTGCCCATGGTGCAGACGGCGAACCTATCGAAGGCACTTGTACCTTCGACGCCGACACCCAGGACGCCACTGCAGCAGAGGCGGAGATCCTGGCCGGTAAGATCGCATACGTGAGAGGCGTTAGGAAGACCGGCGACATGCCTAATAACGGCGCAGCTGCCATCAAGATCAAGAGCAAGGACGAAGCTGTCCAGGTGGCGCAGGGCTACCATGATGGCGCTGGCACTGCAGCCATCGACGACACGGAGAAGGCCAAGCTGGTTCCTGCTAACATCCGTGCAGGTGTGACTATTCTGGGTGTGACGGGCGAAATGACCGGCTCTGAAGGCGTAACAGCTCAGAGCAAAGAGGTCACGCCTTCCAAGACAGCGCAGACCGTGCTGCCCGATGAAGGCTATACGCATCTGTCACAGGTTGTTGTTAAGGCGATACCCTATGTTGAGAGTCAAAATGCCGCAGGTGGTACAACTGTAACCATCGGATAAGGGGTGTTTATATGGCTGTCAATCATATTGTCTATGGAGGCAAAACTTTAATTGATTTAAGAGCCGATACCGTGACCCCGGAAACACTTGAAAAGGGCATCATAGCCCACGATGCAAGCGGAAATCCGATCACAGGCACACGAAGCAATCAAGTAGAAAGCTTGGTATTTACGCTTGATGATGGTACTACGGTTGATATATCCCAAATAGCAAGCATAACCATCCCGGCAGGAAGCGTTAAAAAGATAACGGCAGATTCGATGAATGTGTGGGAACAGAACCCACTGCCGGCCGAATATCAGCGGGTTCAGTGGATTGGCGTATCTGGTTCACAGTGGATCAATACAGACATAAGCCCAAAATCCGAAAACGTCACCTATGAATGCGAATGGGTTGAAACAACCCTTGAATCTGGCACAAACCTTTTCGGCTCTACCAATAGCAGTTCCAGCTCTAGCAAGTGGAGCGGCAGCCACTACCACCCAAACGGCGGTACGATTTATTCTGCCACAGGCGGCACGGACGGATGCTGTAGAACTTCCGGCATCACGGCAGGATCACTAAACACGCTGAAAACCGTAATGAATAACAAAACAATTACAATGACCCTAAACGGGAAAACTTCTTCTGGTACATATTCTGGCAGCATCCAAAACGGTGTAAATATTTCGCTGTTTGGTGATTATCGTGGTGGTTCTATCCAGAGAGCAAAATACACCCGTATGTATTACTGGAAAATGACCGAGAACGGCGTGGTTATGCGCCACATGATCCCATGCTACCGCAAATCCGACAACGTCATCGGCATGTACGACCTTATCGGAAGACGATTCTACACAAACGCTGGATCTGGTACATTTACCAAGGGCGGAAACGTTTAACAACAAGGAGGAAACATCATGAGCAAGAAAATCTACATTGATCCCGGCCATTCCAAAGTTGACCCCGGCGCCGTAAAATACGCGGTCGAGCGGGACCTCAACGAAAAAGTCGCCAAGTTCATGAACGAGCACCTGCAGGCGACCTACGTCTGCCAGACCAAGGTCGACCCCGTCACCAACAACAGTCTGAGCGCTGTGGCTTCCGCAGCTAACAAGTGGAAGGCGAACCTGCTCGTTTCCATCCACTTCAACGCAGGCGGCGGCGATGGTTATGAAGCGCTGGTTTATGGCAAGAATCGTAAGACCTTGGGCCAGATCTTTGAGAAGCATGTTAAAGCTGCCGGTCAGAATAGCCGTGGCGTAAAATATCGTCCTGGACTCGCAGTGCTTCGGTTGTCCAATATGCCCGCCATTCTGAACGAGGGCGCCTTCGTGGACAATAAGAAGGACATCCAGGATTGGAACGACGATGTGGAACTGAAGCGCCTGGGCATTGCCTATGCAGAGGCTGCCGCTGAGTTTCTGAAGCTTGAAAAGAAGGTCGTGGAACCCACTCCCGAGGATCCCGAGGACACCGTCCCCGACAAGGAATACATCTACCGTGTGCAGACGGGTGCCTTCAGAAATAAAGCCGGCGCTGAGACGATGCTCAAGCAGTTACGTGCCGCAGGCTTCGGCGGCATCATCGTCAAAAGTGAGAAGTAAGGAGGGGCATGAATGAGTGAAGCAATCGCCGTTGCCCTGATTACCGGAAGCCTTTCCTTAATCGGCGTGATCGTGACCGTAGTGGTGGGAAACAAGAAAACCACAAAACAGGTTACGAACCAAGTGACATCCCAGGTGACCCATAAACTGGAAGTGAACCAGGCTGTCACCGATACAAAGATTGAAGGATTGACCAGAGAAGTCAGGCTCCATAACGGATTTGCCCAGCGCATGCCTGTTGTGGAAGAGCAAATCAAGGTGATAAACCATCGACTTACCGACTTGGAACACCAGAACGATTAAGGAGGTACATAATGAAGTTTTTGGAAAATCTGTCCAACCTGCTGAAGGTGAAAACCTTGGTCACACTGGTTGTGATCGCCGTCTTTGCGGTTCTGTCCATGCGCGGGGATATTGATCCGGAGAATGTAATGATCATTATCTCCATGGTGGTGTCATTTTACTTCGGCACCCAGCATGAAAAGAAGAATTAACGCGCATTTTTTCGGAAAATGTGAACGATAAAGCACCCCTCCCAGGTTTCGGCATTGGGAGGGGTGCTTTTTTGTAAAGAATTCGCGGTTGCGAACAAATTACAAACAAGGTCATAAGCCTATAAAAAAGAAATTATAAAAGTTCGGAAAAGAGAAGAAAAACCACCGAAAACAACGGTTTTCGGTGGCGGAAATGGTGGAGACTGGGGGACTCGAACCCTCGACCTCATGCGTGTGAAGCATGCGCTCTAACCAGCTGAGCTAAGCCTCCATATGTGGAACGGATTAAATTATAGCATAATTTGTGCAAAAGTCAATACCTTTCCTTGGCAAACCCTCAAAAATCTGCTATGATAAGGCCCAAAGGAAGTGATCGAATGCGCTACGGAAAAATGGTGGAGGGAAGATTTCTTGCCCGTCCAAACCGCTTCATTGCTCACATTGAAATTGATGGGAAAACGGAAGTTTGCCATGTGAAAAATACAGGCCGCTGCCGGGAATTGCTGCCGGTGGGGGCAAAGGTCTGGTGCCTGGATGCGCAATCGCCCAACCGCAAGACCCGATACGACCTCATTACCGTGCAAAAAGGGCAGCGGCTTATCAACATGGACTCCCAGGCGCCCAATGCGGCAGCAAAAGAATGGCTGCTGGCCGGCGGCCTGGGGGAAATCGAAAATCTGAAGGCGGAAAGCAAGCACGGCGATTCCCGCTTTGATTTCTCGTTCACCAAGAACGGCAGGCAGTGTTTTCTGGAGGTCAAGGGTGTGACGCTGGAAACGGACGGTGTCTGTGCCTTTCCGGACGCACCTACGGAGCGGGGGGCAAAGCACCTGCGGGAGCTGACAAAACTGGCGGAAAAGGGCTTCGGTGCCTATGTGCTTTTCGTGATCCAGATGGAGGGGGTAAAGTACCTCCATCCCAACGACCAAACGGATAAACCTTTTGGCGAGGCTCTTCGGCAGGCGAAAAACGCCGGAGTGGAAATTATGGCATATGATTGCAAAATTACCGTGGATACCATGAAAATCAATGAAAAAGTAGAAGTAAAACTTTAAAAAACGGGGGCGCTTTTTTGGAAAAGCGTCCCTTGATTTTCAAAAGGTTGACAAAAAAGTGGGAAGATTTTTTGGAACAAATGTGTTATTATAGTATTGCCGAAAGTAGAGTACACCGGAAAACAAAGGGGGAGATGCGCAGGAGATCATGAAGCAAATAACGCCGAAACGTGTGGTGGAGGAGCTGGCAGCCATCGGTTTTGCCAGAGCCACCAATTTTTTATGCGTATCGGACGGCGAACTGACCATTCGCTCCACCGATACACTTTCCAAATCCGATCAGGCAGCCATCGCGTCTGTGGAACGAAGCACCACCGGAATCAAGCTGAAGTTCTACGATAAGATGAAGGCGCTGGAGCTGCTGGGCAAGTACATGGGCATGTTTGACGGAAGCTCAGGGGAAGCGGAGAAAGAAAACAATCTACTGGAGGCAATACTGGCGGCAACGCAGGAGGAAGTGGAACTGGGTGACGTACCGGAAATTCAGCAAGCGGCAGATGATCGCCATGACCTGGTGGAACCGGCCGGGTCTTAAAGACTTCGACGGCATTCTCTGTGATGGAGCGGTCCGTTCCGGAAAGACTGTTTCCATGGTGATCGGCTTTTTTCTGTGGAGCATGGCAAGCTTCGACCGTGCCACCTTTGCCATCTGCGGCAAGACAGTGGGATCCTTACGGCGCAATATCACAAAGAATCTGGATGACTGGCTGGGGGGACTGGTGCAGATCCGGGAACACCGCAGCGAGAACAAGCTGGTGGTGCGGGCCTGTAACGGCAGAGAAAATACATACTATCTTTTCGGCGGCAGGGACGAAAGCTCCTGCAAGCTGATTCAGGGCATCACGCTGGCGGGCGTCCTGCTGGACGAGGCTGCGCTGATGCCCAAATCTTTTGCCGAGCAGGCATGCGCCAGATGCTCGGAGCCGGGATCAAAGCTGTGGTTCAATTGCAATCCCGAAGGACCGGAACACTGGCTCTATAAGGAATGGATCCGAAAAGCGGAGGAAAAGAATATGCTCCATCTGCACTTTACCATGGACGACAATCCGTCCCTGTCCCCTTCCATCCGCAGCCGTTATGAGAACCTTTACACAGGCGTGTTCTACCGGCGCTTCATTCTGGGGCAGTGGTGCATGGCGGAGGGCCTTGTCTATGACTTTGACGAAAACCTCCATGTGAAAGAGCCGGAAACTCCGGACGGACGCTACTACATTTCTGTTGACTACGGCACGAGAAATCCCTTCTCCGCCGGCCTTTGGCAGGTGACGGATGGAAAGGCCTACCGGATCCGGGAGTTTTATCACAACGGACGGGAATCCGGACGGATGCTCACCGACGAAGAGTACTGCGATGCACTGGAAGAACTGGCAGGCAGCCTAAGTGTGGATCAGGTGGTGGTGGATCCATCGGCGGCCTCTCTCATTGCGGCTATCCGCAGACGGGGCAGGTTTTCCGTGCGCAAAGCCAGAAACGAAGTCCTGCCGGGCATCCGGCTGGTGGCGACGCTTCTGAAAGCGGGGGTAGTGTTCATAAGTCCTGCCTGTAAGGACACCATTCGGGAGTTTCAGCTTTATCGCTGGGAGGACAAAAGCGAAAAAGACAGCGTGGTGAAGGAAAATGACCACGCTATGGACGACATCCGGTATTTCTGCGCCACGGTTCTGCGCAGACAAATCAAAAGACAGGAGGAATGAATCATTGCGAAAATGGCTGACGGAGAATTTTCTCCCCCTGTGGGCCAAGGAAACGGTGCTGCGGGACAATCGGCTGCTTCAGGCAGAAAATGAGGCGCTGCGGCATAAGATCGCCGAGATGGAGAGCTATATCCGTGGCATCCATCTGGGCCTGAGGGGAAGGAGAAACACTTGAGTATTTACGATTACGAAGAACGCTTTGGCGCAGCGGATAAGACCACCAAAGCCATGAAGGCCGCCATCGAAGACTGGTTCCAGCTCTACTATCTGGCGGATTCCCAGGAAGACAGGGATCCCTGCCAGCGGATTGCCTACACGGTGGTGAATAAGCTGGTGAAGGCCATGTTTGGCGAGTACAGCGCCGTGGCACGGGACGCCACATATCAGTATCTGGTGGATGCGCTGGATGAAAATAAGAAGAACGCGGTGCAGCTGGCGCTGGTGGGCGGCGAGTGTTATCTGAAACCCTGCCCCGGTGCGGACAGTTTCGGCTTCACCCTGATCCCCAGAAACAATGTGCTGATCTTTGCAAGGAATGCCGACGGCGAACCTACCGATGTGGGTACAATGGAACTGTCCGCTTACGGCAACTTTTTCTACACCCTGCTGGAGCGCAGAACCGTGGATGAGGACGGCTTCCTGACCATTGAAAACAAGCTGTTCCGCTCTGCTGACCGGAATGCGCTGGGTACTCAGGTAGGTTTATCTGAGCATCCCGACTATGCGCTCCTGCAGGACAGCTACCGCTTTGAAGCACCTTTGGGCGGCACAGGCCTTGTGCGGATGAAGACCCCTATGCTCAACTGCGTGGACGGCTCCGCTGACGGTGTGTCTGTGTACGCGGCAGTGGCGGGCCTGATCCACAATATTGACGAGAACGAGGCCCAGATGCGGGGAGAATTCTCCAGGGGCGAGAGCCGGGTGATCCTCTCTCAGGATATGCTTAGAGACGGCCAGCTGCAGGATCACCTGTTTGTGGGTCTGGATGAGGATCCGGAAGCTGTGGGCATGACGGTGTACAGTCCCGAGCTGCGCTTCGATGCCTACCTTGCCAGAAAGCAGGAGTACCTGCGCAATGTGGAGAGCATGGTGGGTATGCGCAGAGGTATGCTTTCCGATGCCAACATGGAGGAGCGGACTGCCACAGAGATCACCTCCTCTGCCGGTGATTTTAACCTGACGGTGATCGAACTGCAGAAAATGTGGGAAGCTGCGCAGGGGGAAACCCTGAAGCTCTGCGGCAAACTGGCGGGACTTTACCGGCTGCCTTTCCCTGAACAGATGGAGGCAGCGGTGGACTGGGGTAACTCCACCCTCTACGATGAGGACAAGGTTTGGGAAGAATACCGGCAGATGGTTTCCATGGGGCTCATTGCCCCTGAGGTGGCCCTGGGCTGGCGGTTCAACCTGCCTGCTGCCACTGAATCCGAACGGCAGACCATCCGGGAAAGATATATGCCCCAAACGCTGTCATCCTGAGCGAGTGAAACGAGTCGAAGGATCTTTACAGAATCGATAGTGCGCAGATTCTTCGACTTCGCTGCGCTCAGAATGACAACCATTTAGGATGACAGAAGCACCCAATGGGTGCTTTTTTCATACCCATTTTGCCTGCAGGCGGGCATAAAACAGCCTGGCGCATTGGGAGAAAACCCGTACAAATCATAGCGTGAAAGGAGAAACATATGAAACGGGAATTTTTGCAGGAATTCAGAGTGGGAGAGCAGCCGCTTCCCAAGGAAGTGATCGATGCGATTATGGCGGAAAACGGCCGGGATATCCAGAAGGTCAAGGCGAATTTTGCCGACTATGAGGATATGAAGGCGCAGCTTTCGCAGCATCAGCATGATCAGTCCTTCGAGGAAGCTGCCAAAGCCTGGGAGGAAAAGTATAACCAGGCGGTGCAGTCCCATAAGCAGGAGCTGGCGCAGATGGCTTTTGAACGCACCCTCCATGAGGGCATCGCAAAGGCAAAGGGCAGAAATGCCAAGGCAATCACGGCGCTGCTGGATGTGGACACTTTGAAGGAAAGCGAGAATCAGGCAGACGCCATCGAAGCGGCGTTGGAAGAACTCAAGCGCGACAGCCGTTACCTCTTCGAGGGCGATGTCCCGCCCCCTTACGCACGGGGCACCGGGGCCTACCAGAGCCCCAAGGAAAAGAACCCCACCACATTGGCGGGGGCATTACGAGAAAAATTTGAAAGGAAGTAAAAAATTATGGCTATTACTCTTGCAGAAGCAAAGGTCGGCATGGCCGACAAGGTCGATCAGCAGATTGTGGATATGTTCCGCCGCAGCTCTATTTTGCTGGACAATATGGTGTTTGACAACGCCATTTCTCCCGGTACCGGCGGTTCTACCCTGACCTACGGTTACATTCAGCTGAAGACCCCCTCCACCGCAGGTGTCAGAACCATCAACGGCGAGTACACTCCCGGCGAGGCAAAGAAGGAAAAGAAGACCACCAATGCCATTATCATGGGCGGCGCCTTCCAGATGGACAGAGTGCTCCAGTCCACCTCCGGCGCTGCCTCTGAGCTGGCCTTCCAGGCGGAGCAGAAGATCAAGGCGACCGCAAACTATTTCCACAACCTGGTGATCAACGGCTCTGCCGAGGCCGATGGCGACGGCTATGTTACCGGCACCTTTGATGGCCTGAAGAAGCTGCTGAGCGGTACGCAGAACGAGATTACCTGCGGTGTATCCCTGACCACCTCTCAGGAGCTGGATGACAACTACAACGCCTTCCTGGATGAGATGGACGCATTCCTCAGCTGCCTGGACGGCACTCCTTCCATGCTGCTGATGAACCGCGCCATGCTGGTAAAGCTGCGTTCCATCGCCCGCCGAGCCGGTTACTATGAGCGCTCTCAGGACGACTTCGGCCGTACCGTGGAGACTTATGCCGGTGTTCCCATGGTGGACATGGGTCAGTACTTTAACGGTGAGTCCATTCAGGATGTGGTGGAGACTGCCGGCGGTAAGACCGCCATCTACGCGGTCTCCCTGGGCCTGGATGGCTTCCACGGCATCTCCCCTCTGGGCGATGGCGTGATCAACTCCTATATGCCCGATCTGAACGCCCCCGGCGCCGTGAAGACCGGTGAAGTGGAACTGGTGGCAGGTGTTGCCCTGAAGAATACCCTGAAGGCAGCGGTTCTCAAGGACATCGCCATCAGTGCGGCATAATTATGGCAGATTACGCGTTCTATACGAGCGTATATCTTGGCGCGGCCATCCCGGAGAAAGCCTTCCCCGGGATGGCGCAGCGGGCCAGAGAAGTGCTGCACCGGTTTCAGCGGATCTATCAGGTGGAGGTGAGCGGTGAGGACAGCCTGAAGATGGCTATCTGCGCCATGGCGGAATCTCTCTATGCCGCTTCCAAACGCCGGGGCGGCCTGACCGCCGCCAGCGTGGGTGAGGTCAGCGTCCGCTATGAGGGCGCGGAATCCTCCGGCAGGGCATTGCAGCGGGAACTGTACGAAAAGGCATCCATCTATCTGGAAATCTCCCGGGGGGTGAGGGCGTGAATCCACTGGATTACAGCCTGTGCAGCCAGACGGTGACCGTCTACCGGAACACCGAAGAAGGCATCACAAGACAGGTGGCAGAAAACTGCCACCTGTCCGGCAGCACCCACACCCCCGCCGAAACCTACGGGAAGAGCCTGGAGAAGAGATTCCGGCTGATCATTCCCGGAGATTTCCCTCTGCTGCCCGCAGACCGTATCTTTGCCGGTATCGGTCCTGAGAATGTGGAATGGGAGTCTTTTGTACCAGCCCGCATCCCTGAACTCTATGAGATCAGTTTCGTAAAACCCTGCTTCTGGGAGGGCGAAATCACCCACTGGGAGGCAGGCCACAAGAAGGAGGCATTTTGATGCTGGAAACCATGAAAGCGTGGCTGGAGACCTTCCCTAAGTGGGAGGGGACACTGCAGTTTGACTATGCCGATACGGTACCCGGCAGCGTGGGCCTGTATCCCAGAGGCGTGACAGAACTTTCCCGCCGGGAGGATGTGCTGGGCAATGTGAAGATTCGCTGCAGCTGTGCATTTGTGCTGCGCAGAGCTGCCGGTCAGCGCGGGGAGAATGCCCGCTGGCTTCTGGAATTCCAGAACTGGGTCATGGAGCAGGACCGGATGGGTCTTGCGCCCAAATTCGGCGATGAGCCGAAAACCGAACGGCTCCGTGCCTTTGAGGGAAGGCTGGACAGCCACAATCAGGCGGGCAGCAGCATGTACACGGTGCATCTGGCCGCCGAATTTACAAAACTTTATGAGGTGAAATAAATGGCAAAAATTGAACGTAAGTATATGGCCCACTTTATCAACGCTGCCAAGAGCGGCGAAGAGGCCGTCTATGAGCGCCTGGGTCAGGATCTGGAGGAGTTTGCCCCTGAGATGTCCGCCCAGGTAGAGACCAAGAAGAATATTCTGGGCGAATCCTCCATCCTGATCTCCGGCTATGAGAAGACTGCCGCTGTAGAGCCTTTCTACGCCCAGGCAGGCTCTTCTCTGTTTGACCGTCTGCAGGAGATCATCGACGGCGATCTGGTGCTGGAC